TGGTGCGGAAAATGGTTGTCATGGTGGGGATTTGGTGAGGATGCCGCCGATCCAGCCGGCAGCGCCGGTTACGGATGCTGCGACTGCTGCGGCCATGGTGCTGCAGCTGGCTGGTGTGCGAACTCGGCAGACGATCAAATCAGCGGCGCCGATCGCTATGCCGGTCAACAGCACGCCAACCAGGCAGCGAATCAAAAACGCGCGCTCGGTGGGGGCGATGGGGGGCATCAGTTCAGCTCCAGGCGGATTGTGCGGCGGTCTAGATCTGTGACTTTTTTTTCTAGCTCCAGAAAGCGCAGGCTGAACGTGTTTTGATTTGTCAGGATTTGCGTCATCTGCGTTTCCAGCTGTTGCAATCGATTCGGCAACTGGATCAGTAGCCAGGCCATGCCGCTGGCGGTGCCGATTACAGCTGCTGCTAAAACGGTCCCGGCGGTGGCCTCTAGGACTTGCACCCGGCTGAAGCGGGGCGGGGGATTGCTCGGGGCCACTCCGTATCAGCTGACTTACACCCTCAGTCTGCGGATCACGCTCCTGTAGCGGCACCGCCGGCGATGGTCAGATCAATCGGCTGCAGCCCTAGCTCAGCGTCAATCGTGCCATCAGATGCAAGGGCCACGGTGACGTTGACATACCCAGCGCTCCGGTGTTCTTCCTCTGGTGCGTCGATGTATCGCCAGCGGGTATTGGTTGGCGCCACGTTGCCGGTGAAGGTGTGGCCACGCCAGATAATCGGCGGCAGCTGGAAGCTCCTGTAGCCGCCGCCCTGCCCCTGGTAGTGATTGCGCATCAGGCTGGCCTCGGCATCGGTCAGCGCGATGTAGCCGAGCGTCAGCTGGTAGTTCTGCGGTGTGACGCTATGCCTGAACCTGACGACGCCAGCGCTTAGTGATGGCTGCTCCGTCAGCGGGAACAACCCGAAGTTGTAGGCCCTGGTGGCAGGCTCCAGCTCAGGGAATGTGGCCATTAGTTCTGCAGCGTGATGGTGCTGGCAGCCACTGAGAAGGTGCCGCCGCTGCTGGATACATCACTGCCGAAATCGGCATAGGCGACCAGTTCATCAGCGCTTGATGCGCCACCGCGAGATTTGTAGTAAACGCAGCCGCGAGCGGTGATAGTGCTGCTGGCCCAGGAGACGGCGCCAAACTGAATGGTTACTCGGTCGTTGGCGGTGTCCTTGGTGACGGTGACCGCGCTGGTGGCGCCGCCAGCGGTGTAACCCGTTCCGCTCACCTCATTCGTCACATCGTCACGAAAATCGTGAGCATCTTTGTTCGGCGTGTAGCTGCTGGTTACCAGCATTGCCTTAAAGGTATTGCTGTCGAAGTCAATGTCACCGCGCGCCATTTCGTCTGGTGCTGAGTTGTAGATCAGGGATGCCATGGCTGTAATATGCGTTGGGGTCAGTCTATGCGTCGGGGAACGCAGCAGTTGGTGGCGTGAAATTAGCCGTGTAGCGCGCAACTCCTTTGGTGATACGGAGATCGTCTATGCGACCATCTAACAGCTCTATGGTGTTGCTGCCTCGATAGCCAATGTAAGACGTACCTGATGCGCCGTCCTGCCCAGAGATTGTTTCCGTTGGGCTGCCGACACCATCAACCCATACGTTATAGGATGTTCCTGATCGCGTAAATGCAACGTGATGCCAAGTATTAACGGCCATCGTTGCAGATGTTTGGGGTACAGTATACACCCCAGGGGCAAGCCCGCTTAGCCTGCCATCTTCAAGTAGGTACAAAGTAAAACCACCAGTGTCTCGTTGAGAGAAAATGTATTGACGGGTGCTTACGGTATCAAACCTCACCCATGCTTCAATTGTGAAATCACCAGTGCCAAACGTCAGCGATGAATGCGACGGTGCCGACAGGTAGTCTCCTGTGCCATCAAGCAACAATGCACCAGTCCCAAACTTAGGTGACGTAGTAGTTACCTGCGCATCGCCAAACACTGTAATTGTATGAGCTGTTGCAGATGTATCGGTAAAGGTTGTGCTGCCATTGCTGCCATTCATGTGAAGCAGCAAGCTGACGCTACTGAAGCTAGGGTCAACAGGCACACCTGGATCCGCAGCGCCAGCGGCGAACGATGCAGTGACAGTGAGAGCAAAGCTTGGCAATTCAACGCTAGCCGCACCAGCCGCAAAGCTGATGGTGATTGTCTGCGCCAGTGGCGTCACCGTTGCCAGCGTGACGCCGATAGTGAACTCGGCGCCGTTGATGTTGGCGCCCTCGGGTGGCACCGTGACCAGCTCAACGCTCACGTTGTAACGCTGAGCGCAGGAAATATCCTCAACCTGTGGTGCGCTGCCGTAGATCCAGCTGTAGCCGGTAGGTGTGAAATATGAAGGCGTTGTCATGCCACTAATCAGGCTGGTGGGGATGGCGAAACTTAGGAAGCGCCCCTGTTGGCCGATGTAGTGGGTGCGGATGCTCAGCATCTCGGCCTCAGTTAGCCCTAGGAACGTGAGCCGTAGCTGCTGCTCCAGGATCACGTTGCTGGTGCGCACACGAACCTGCAACCCATCCAGAGTGGAGATCTCTGAGTGCGGATGCCGCCCTGGCGTGAAGGTGCGGCTGGATGGGGTCAGGGTGGGGAAGGTGGCCATGGTTTATAGCGGCGTAAACACATTGTTGATGACTGGACTGCTTGTAATTGCGCCATAAGTGCCGCCGCCAAATGATGCGACCGTTTGCCAATAGCTAAATCCGTTGCCAATAACGGCTGTGTACCAAATAATGTTAGAAGGTGCGCCGCATAGGCCGTATGTTACTTTCTGATATAATCCCCAACATGGGCCAGGTATGCTTACTATCCCCGTTCCAGGTATATTATTAACTTGAACAATGCCACATTGCAAGTCAGGCATACCTGGCTCTAGATCACCATAAATACTGTCTTCGTGAGCAGGCAATTCATACGTCGAATACCATTCGCCTGGTGTCCATTCAGTAGGTGGATAGCCAGGAGCAAGCTGGCCGTCGCCCATGGGTATTGGCTCAATTCCTTCCGGTGGATCAGGCGGATACCTGCCATCACCTGGCGCTGGGTATCCATCAAATTGGCCTTGTTGATTATCCTTCCCATCATCAGGGTTGCCATCTGTAGGATCAGCATTGCCAAATCCGTCGCCGTCGCCGCCGTCGCCGCCGCCGCCGCCGCCGCCAAAGTCTTCTATGTTGCTGGTGTAGTCAGGGAACGAACCCGTCGTAAACGTCTCAGCCGGCACGCTGGTATCGCTTGACGAGTTCACGTCACAGGTGATGCCGCTCAGCCCGGTAGGCAGCAATAGGCCAGAACCTGTGGCGGCGTTTACTTCCTGCGCTACCACGCTGGCTAGGTTGGCATCAACCGGGAAGTGAGTCAGGTCAAGCTGCACCTCGCCCGTGATTGACTTGCCGATGCGGTCCACCTCGTAGAGGTAGTCATGAACGCTGTTAGCTCCGGTGGATGCGATGCGGTCCAGCCTGACCCGCACCAGATCACCAGCCGCCAGGGTTGGGTTGTATCCATCAGGTTTTACGCCAAGCTGTAGCCGGTGGGTAACGTGCTTGCGCTTAGACAGAATGTAAGTGCCAGCCTTGACTGCGTGGTTTTCAGTAGAGCAGAATCCGCTCAGGTCGTGCTGCTCGTACGGGCCATCGGCAGCAGTGCCGGTGTAGCGCACCTCAGCAGTGCGCATCACAGGGATACCTAGATCATCCTGCTGGCGCCAGAGCACCGTGGCGCAGAATGGCTTACGGTCTGCCAGGGATGAGTAGGTAATCTCAAAGCTGCCTGGGATGATGTGCTGCTCAGTGAACGTAAACACCCAGCTCACTGCCGTGGTTTTGATCGTGCCGTTGGCGTTGGTTGGCACCAGTGGCCTGAGCGCTTCCTTGCCGCCGATCCGCGTTTGACGCAGCAGGAAATACTGGAGCGTGTTGCTGATCCAATCGCGCAGGTTGGTGGATTGGCTGACCACGCCATTGAACCAGAACCCGTTGGCATTGGTGAAGGTCGCCGCTACCAGCAGGTTGGCGGTGTCAATCATTGATTCAGGCACTCTGGAGCTATTGCGCAGTAGGTACAGCAGCAGATCAGCCACGTTGTTGCTGGGGCCGGTGACGCTATCCATCAGCCGCGAGACATAGATCCCGCCACGAATGAAGCAATGCACCTGGCGGTTCCACTGGTCAAATCCTGCCGGGATGGTGACCGCAAACGCCATCGTGCTGAGCCCGTCATAGGTGCCGCTGGTGCCGCAATAGGTTGGCGCCTCTAGGTTTGGCGTGTTGTCGATGAAGTTACCGGCCACAAAGGTGCCAGCTCGCCGGTCATAGGTCTGGGTGAAGTTGCCCACCCGGCAGCTGCGCTGAAACACATCGCGCACCTGGATCGAGTCGATCTGGCCCTCACTCAGTACTAGGTGGTAACTGGCTGTGATGTTGCTGGATGCATCATCTTCAAACCTGGCCTCTGTTGCCGGCGGGCTGATCAACACGCCACCAGTGCCACCAGTGCGGCGGCAGAACACGATCGGGATCGGCTCACCGACAACGGCGTTACGTTGTTTTACATCAAGTGGCGAATTACCCGATGCGGCTGCTTCAACCAGTGGCGCATTGATTGCTGCAGAACTGGATGCACCGGGCAGCATCACGGAAGATGTTGACCCAGTGCTTTGATTTACTGGTTTTATCCATGAGCCTGCAGTCGAAGATTTGGGCCTTGCGTCGTATAGTAATCCAGTATTTACTGGTTTTATCCATGAGCCTGCAGTCGAAGATTTGGGCCTTGCGTCGTATACTAAATCTGACATGGCGCTCCTATTAGTGTTGTTGTGAACTTACGCGGCGGCACCTGAGCGCCGACTGGTGAGAGGCTGCTGCCTAGCTGCATCTGGATTGACGTAAAGCCACCTGACACACCAACCACCTCGCCTAGGTACGACGCGATCAGCGTCTGCGCAGCCTGCGGAGTGCTGTTGCCTAGCAGGGTGTCAAACTCGTATATCCGCAGCTCTGCCAGGCGGGCTTCATTAAGCGCCTGCAGCACCACCTCCATCACGTTGGTAGTGGCTGGCAAGGTGATCGAGATCGATGTTTCAGATTGCACCTCGCCAGCGGTGATGCCATCAGCATCAAACGGTTGGTAGGACCAGCTTGCAGACTCCCAGGTGACGCTGGTGTTGACGTAATACGCCTGCCACCGCTGGTAGGTGGTGGAGCCAGAGAAGATGCGCAGAAACTGGGATTGACCGCGAGCCATTACCGCACCCCCACGGCGCGGCGGCCTGCTGGTGTCCTGAGGCTGGCGTAAATGCCATCAGCGGTCTGGCGCATAGCCCGTTCCAGATCAGCCATGGAGACGGACTGCTGACCGTCCAGCTGCATCACAGGGCCAGTGGTGACATTGATCTGGGCATTGCCGCCCACGAAGCCGCCATTGGCAAAGGCAGGAATTGCAGCACCACCTCGAGCACCGTTCAGGTAGTTCATGGCGAAGGCTGCGGCCTTGCGCTCAGGCACGATGTACTCAGGGCCAGCCTCACCAACTACGGCAAGGGTGCCAGCTCCGACGTAGCCGCCCTCGGCGAACTGGGGAACGCTGAGCGTTGGCAAGGTAGGCAGCTGTGGCCCGCGTACCTTGGCTGATAGTGCGTTAGCGCGATTGATTAAGAAGTTGATATTGTTAATAGCACCGTTCACCGAATTAAAGACGCCACGCAAGATGAAATTGAACGCGCCTTTGATAACGACGCCCAGTCCCACAACAACAGACTTTGCGGACTCCATTGCATTGCTTGTCAGCTTGACTACGCCATCCCACAGGTTGACAAAGAACTGACTGATCGGCTTGCCCCAGCTCACCAGCCACCCAGCAAAATCTTGCAGCGGTTTGCGGAACAGAATTGCCATTGCCACCACTGCGGCCACAGCCAGCACAGTCCAGCCGACGGGGCCGGAGAAGAAGGCAGCTATTGCCGGAATGAAGCTGCTTTGAAGAAACGCCAAGATGCCTTGGAACGCAATCAGGAAGGCTGTCTTAAGGCCAAACACTATAGGCGCAAGACCTTTAAGGACACCTGCAAATCCTGCGATTGTGGCGCCGATTTTCAAGGCCATTAAGCCTTTGATAACGTTAGCCACAATAAGAATAGCCGGGCCCAGCAGTACAATGCTGCCGATAATGGTTTGCAGCGGGCCGGGTAGTTGTGTAAAAGCTTCTAGTATAGCGGTCAAGGGCAGCAGAACGTTTCCGATTGCTGCGCCAAGACGGAGCAACGAACCGCTCATCTTTACTTCAGCATCGTTCAAGCTGTCGGCTGAATTAGCAAACTCCGTTGTGAAAATTGGGACCAGCTTTTCCACTTCTTCGCGGGTCATTGCAAATAGAGGCAGCAGCTTTGTGGCGAGCTTGCCGCCGAACAGATCAAACGCGGCAGCAGCTCGATCAGCTTCTGTAGGGAGCTTCGCCAGTGCGTCAAACACGTCCATAAACACCTCGCCAGCTTTACGCTGCGAGCCGTCTTGATTGCGCAGGGCGATGCCAAGCTTGGCGTAGGCGTCTTGCGCCTTCTTATTGCCGTCTTCAACTGCCTTTACTTGCGCATCGGCCATGGCCTTGATTTGCGCAATGCGATCAGCTGAAGCCTTTGCCATGATCGCTTTTTCAGCTTTGGCGCTATCGTCAGCCTGTTTTTTTCGCGCATCCGTAGCGGCTTGCTCGGCTGCTTGCTCGGCTGCCCTGCGATCGTCAATCGCCTGCTGCGCTGCCTCCTGCTGGTCGCGGTAGTTTCGATCTTGCGCTTTAGCGCGATCCGTAAAGCCTTGGCGCAGGGTCGCAAGTTCGGCGTCCTGCTGGTCGCGCAGCGCCTGCACTGCAGCATCCTTGGCATTGGCGCCTAGGGTTTCATTATCTTGGACCTGCTTTTGCTGCAGCTCATAGCGGCGGCTGATCTCGCGCTCCAGCCGGTTTAGGTTCTCGTCAGTTTTGCTGCGCTCAGCGTCGCGCTGATCGTCAAACGAATCATTCAGCAGTTTCTCTTCTTGTCGATAGCGGCGGTTGATTTCACGCATACGCTGGTCAGACTCGCGCTCAATCACGGCAATGCGCTGATCCTTGGCGCGCTCAATCGCCTCAACCTGGCGCTGCTCACCATCACGAACCGCCTGGATCTGGCGTTCGGCGCCAGTTTTAATTGTAGTCACTTTGCGGGCGTCGGCCTGCTCAAGAATCCGTAGCTGATCAGCAATCGACGTTTTTAGTTTCGCAGTCCCACCAGCAACAGCAGTTGCCGTTGCATTGCTGGCAGCGCTAGTTGAATTACCAATCGCAATGGCTGTCTTTGCAAGCCCCTTTCCCACGTCTTCAATCGTGGCGCCGCTCATTTCGGCTGCCGTCTTTAGCTTGCTCAGCTGCTCAACGCTGACGCCGGTGCGGATCGACATATCCCGCAGGCTGTCAGCGGTGTCGATTGCGTTCTTAGCTAATGCCATCAGGCCGGCACCAGCGGCAAGTGACGCCATTGAACCCAGCGCACCGCTCAAGCCTCTCAAGCCGCCTGACACCCTGCCAGCAGTGCTGCTCAGGCCGCCAATGGCACGGCCCAAGGCGTTGATCTTACCCTCGCCCTCAACGTCTGCCTTAATTTTCAGCAGCGCCTGCATCTGTGCCATTACTTCGCCTCCTTATTGATCAGGTAGCGTGCGTGCAGTTCCATAATCTGCAGGTCTTCCATCACGCCGGCCAGATCCTCGGTGATCTGATACAGGCTAGCCATCTGCAACACCACGCCATAATCCAGCCCGATCACACCACTGGCACCGCAGCGCCATTGCGTCATGCAGCGCAGGAACAGGCTCAGCACCTCCATGTGCTCAGGCCAGACGCAGTAGACCTTTGGCGCCAGGATTGCCTCTGGCAAGGTCATGCCAAATGCTGCCGCATCAGCAAGCAGCTCTTTATTGGCGCTGCTGCCATGGAGCAGATGCTCCACAGCGCCGGTTAGTTTTTTGCTTTGGCCTTCGCGTGCGCGTCGAAGAACGTCTCAACCAGCACGTCAGCGACCGTGGCCACCTCCAGCAGCTGCGCCTTGTAGGACTCAGAGAACTCCACCGGTGAGCCGTCAGGGTTGGTGATGCCTTCCCATCCCTGCAGGATCTCGGCGGCGATCTCGCGGGTGGGGATGCTCTCCAGTGGCTGATCGCGTACTGCTGCGGCCTTCATCGCCTGGTACTGCAGTTGCACCTCTTCCATTCGGCTCTGGGGCAGCCGGCGATAGATCGCCTCAAACTGATGGGTGCGGTACTTGCCGCCGTCTCGCAGCTCCCGAATGATGATCGGGTGCGTAAACGTTGGCGACTGCTCAAGAACAAAGGCCATGGATCAAGTGCAAGCAAGGGTGAACTCATCGTTGCCTGCAGCGGTTGGCTGAGGCATGAACGGCAGCTTCAGCATAATGACGCCGGCGTCTTCATCGTATTCTGGGGAGCCCAGATTGCAGGTCGGCGCCGTAAACGTGATGATGTTTCCGGCGGTGGTGCCATGCACCCAGCTAAACTGGCCTGCGGTCTGGGTGCTGGCAGAGCTGAAGTAGTTCTTTTGCGCGATCGTAGGCGCCTCGATTGTGACCTCGCCCTCGGGCTTGCGGTCGGTGATCATCACCTGCTGGGTGCAGCCGGCCAGCTGACGGAATGGTGTTTCGTTGGCTAGGTCAAGGCTGAAGGCGCTCAGGCAAGCGGCGTAGCCATGCACCTGCAGGGTGGCGGTGTTGGCGCTGTTGACAATCACCGGATCAGCCTGGTTGGTGAACGTCGGTGTAGGCTGCGTCTCGTCGGTTGGTGCGTTAAAGATGCCGGTGAAAGAAAATGAAATCTTAGGAATCTCGTCAGCTTCCAAGGCCATGCTCCAGGTGCCACGGCAGCCGGTAACTTTGTGCCTCACGCCATCAGCGAAGAAGTAGAGCGTAACGCCCTTGAAGGCGCTGCTGACTAGGGAGTAGGTGACGCTGGTGCTGGCGACAATAGTTTCAGCAAACCCGCACGCCTGCATCAGTGCCGACCACTTGGGCGCTGTGCCTGGTGTGCCAGAGCCGGCGATCTCCACGTCAAAGGAGACGCCGACCAATCGCTGACCCACCACCATCTCAGTGTTGCCGAGATAGCCTAGGATCAATTCACGGTCCTTCAGTTCCAGCTGCAGGGGCTGCACCTCAAGGGCTGACACCAGCACGGCATCAGTTGCTGCGGGCGTAGGATCGGTCCCGTAGGTGCTTTCAATCTTTGCCAGCAGTAAGCGCTTACGACTCAGTGCCATTGGTGCTCTC